TCCTCTTTTTTCACCTAGGGGGCCTAATCTCAATGTGCAAGGTACTGATAATTCATTAGTGCCATTACATAGGAAGTCTCCAATAAGATATGTTGAAGAAAATGGGTGTGCAAAAATTTTTGGCTCATTACAAGGACCTCGGTCAAAAATGAAGACTAATGTAGTTCCCACATTATTTAGGAACATGTTTGTTGACAAGGGATATAGGGTGAAATACACTCATCCTAATATGTCTAGTTGGATTCCTAAGCACTTAGCGCTTAAAGATATAACTTCGGATGGCCCTAGTATAGATCCTAATATCCTTGAATTTATAAAACAACACATGATTGATGATATTATTCGATTATTGCCTCCATCGGAATTTAAACTATTACACGTGTACGACGCTAAAACAGCCATTAATGGTGCCATCGGCGTACCATATGTGGATAAACTAAAGATGCAAACCTCTGCTGGCTTTCCTTGGAATAAAACCAAGAAAGTATTGTTGGAGTCATTTGAAGAAAATAATTTAACGTTCCAGGAGGAAGTTATGCAACGAGTAAATGATATTATAGAGGGGTATGAGAACTGTGAAACTACATCTCCCGTGTTTTCGGCTCAATTAAAAGATGAGGCTTTAACAATTATGAAAGCTTCGCTTGGTAAAGTTCGAGTCTTTTATGGAGCACCTCTCGATTTTACGATAGCTGTGCGGCAATATTATCTAGCTATTGTAAGAGTGATGAATCGAAATAGGTATATATTTGAATCTGGCCCTGGTCTCAATGCTTTATCTGTGGAGTGGGAAGAACTTGCAGCATATATAACACATTTTGGTTGTGATAGAGTTATTGATGGCGATTTTGTAGCCTTCGACAAATCTATGCAAGCAGTGATTATGCGAGCAGCCTTTGAAATAATGATATCTTTATATGAACATGCAGGATCTACTATTCTTGAAACTAGAGTTCGTACAGGTATGGCTATAGACACTTCCACAGCTTATATAAATTTTTTTGGAGATTTGATTCAAGCATATAAAATTAATCCGAGTGGACAGGTATTAACGTCTATAGTTAATGGATATAGCAATGGTATATACATGCGTTATGCATATATGCGCCTCAATCCTAATAAGACTTTAGATGGTTTCAAAGACAATGTTCACTTAATGACTTATGGTGATGATAATATCATGGGTGTATCCGAGAACACCCCATGGTTTAATCACACATCAATATCTGGTGTGTTAAAAGAAATTGGAATCACTTATACAATGGCAGATAAAACTGCTGAATCTCGACCATATATTCACATTTCAGAAGCTTCATTTTTAAAGCGTAAATTTAGATATGATGAAAGGTTAGGCGCTATAGTAGGCCCACTTGCACATGATTCAATAGAGAAATCTTTGTTGATATGTGTGAAGAGCAAATCTATCTGTTTCGAATTTCAAAATGTCCAAATACTTTCTGCACAGTTACGGGAGTACTTTTACTATGGAATGGAAATATACACTCTCATGCGTGAATACTTCATGAAAGTTATTGATGAATACAATCTACATAAATATGTGGAGGACATTAGTTTTCCTTTTTACGAAGATGTTGTAAATAAATTTCGTGAAGATTCACGTAATATAATACCTAAATGGTCTTTGGCAACAGATCATAAACGCATGTTTAAACCGAAATTGCTTGGCGACCTTGATCCCTGTTTTCTTAGAATGGTTGATATTCCGGAAGCGGATACTAAGATGATAATGCAAGGCCGTTTAATCTTGCCAGAGCGATCCTCAAAATCTTTATCTAGAGATGAGTTGGCTGGACTCGAAATGACCCGGAGTAATGAGATAATCTTAGCAAGACCTCATTTGCAACGACATATGCATTCAAATGCTTCAAACGAATCTAATACATGCAAGTTAGGAAATGACAACCTAACCCAAGAAACAAATGTCAATGACGCAGTGTTGGCGAGCACTGCGTTACAATCGAACGCAATGTCACAGGACGAACAAAATTTACACTTCGTCACGTCTTGTGATGAAATGAAATATGACATGCCTGGTAGACC